CAACGTGATCGCGCAAGACACCCGTCGCGGTAAGGGTAACTTCATCATCTGCTCGTCGGATGTTGCTTCTGCCCTCGCCATGGCCGGTAATCTTGACACGGGTGCTGCTCTTAACGGTGCTCCTGCTCTTAACGTTGATGACACAGGCAACACTTTTGCTGGTGTTCTTAACGGTCGTTATCGCGTGTTCGTTGATCCATATTCGGCAAACACTGGTGCTGCATCGCAGTTCTACGTTGTTGGTTATAAGGGTGCCAATGCTTATGACGCTGGTCTCTTCTACTGCCCGTATGTTCCGCTGCAGATGGTTCGTGCTATCGATCCGTCAACCTTCCAGCCGAAGATTGGTTTCAAGACTCGTTACGGCATGATCGCCAACCCATTCGTGGTTGACGGTTCGGGTAACACAGACGGTGATTCTTTCACTGCTGACCGTAACCAGTACTACCGTGCTGTTAAGGTTTCTAACCTGATGTAATCGATACCTCTCTGTTAGAGAGAGGGTTATTAAGAAACTGGGGAGAGCAGAAATGCTCTCCCTTTTTTCATTATAAATAGATTGCGGAGGAATACTATGGCAGTTTCTATATCAACAAACATAACAGAAGGAACTTGGGAAAACTCAAACCCGAGCGAACTTGATTATCTTAAACCAAATGGTTTTAAGTTTCAGATTCACAATCTTCCGAACGTGTCGTATTTTTGTCAGGCAGCAAATATCCCTGCGTTCTCGATCGGATTCACAGAAACTGATACTCCCCTCTCAAGATTGTACAATCCAGGAGAGAAACCCAGTTACGGAGAATTGATAATTCAGTTCCTCGTTCAGGAAAATATGCAAAATTATTTGGAACTATATAATTGGATGATTGGTCTCTCGTTTCCAGAAAACCACGAACAGTATAAGCAGTATCAAGCATCCCAATCGTACAGATTTCCAGGAGTTCCTGAAAATAAATTGGCAGCAGTAACCAATTTCTCAGATGCGGATTTCTTTATCCTAGATTCTGATAACAATCCCAATGTTAAGATTACCTACTACGATGTATTTCCTATCAGTTTAGAGGGACTTAACTTCGATATCTCAACAGGACAAACAGATTATCTTACAGGTATTGCGACCTTCAAATATAGACATTATAAGATAGAAACTGTTTGACTTTTCTGTGAAATTATAGTATACTTGTATTATTTTTTATTGTGAGGCATTATGAAATTGACAGAAATCCAAGAATCGTGGAAGAAAGACTGCAAGATCGACGAACTAGATCTCGGCAAGTCATCAATAACAACCGCAGAACTCCACTCAAAATATCTCAGTTATTTGACGAATGCCAAACTGCAACTCAGAAAATCTGAGGCAGATTACTTGCGCTTGCGTAGAGTTAAGATTAGGTATTTTCGTGGCGAGATGACTCGCGATGAATTAGAGGATCTTGGTTGGAATCAATACCAAGGAAACAAACCGCTCAAGAACGAACTTGAAGATTTTATTGCCTGTGATGACGACATCATTACTGCTATAGATAAGGTCGAGTATCTAAAGACTATGGTGTTCCAATTAGAGCAAATTCTCAGATCACTGAATGGTAGAGCATGGGAAATTAAGAATGCAATTGAATGGACAAAATTCACAAACGGGTTGATGTAGTGCCAGACATAAAAGTAACCAAACATAATGAAGTATATTTGAATATCGACTGCGATCCTGGGATTGCGGCAGAACTCAATGAGTATTTCACATTCGACGTTCCTGGCGCACGTTTTATGCCAACGTATAAGGCAAGATTATGGGATGGTAAGGCAAGACTCTTCAATATATTCACCAAAGAACTCTACGTAGGATTGCTTCCATACCTAAGAGAGTTCTGCGATCAAATGGAATATAGTGTCGATGTTGATATTGAACGCATCGGTGACCCAGTTGATATTCCATACCTCGAACAGTTCGCCAAAGATTTAAACCTACATTCACAAGGCAATCCGATCGAGGTGCGAGATTATCAGTTGAATGCTGTTAAGTATGCTCTGCGAATCGGTAGAACTCTACTGTTGTCGCCTACTGCATCGGGTAAGTCTTTGATCATTTATCTGTTGATGCGATACCATCAACAGTTTGGAAGAAAGCAACTGATCATCGTCCCAACAACATCACTCGTTGAACAGATGTATAAGGATTTCGCAGATTATGCATCAGAAACAGATTGGCGAGCAGCAGATAATTGCGCGAGGATCTACTCGGGATTTGAAAAATCAAATCAAGCGCAGATTGTGATCTCGACATGGCAATCTATCTACAAGTTGCCAAAAAAGTTCTTCGATGAGTTTGATGTGATTTATGGCGACGAAGCGCACTTGTTTAAAGCAAAGTCCCTCACCTCAATCTTCAATAAGTGCACGAAAACCAAGTTTCGTATAGGAACAACTGGTACTCTTGACGGAACCAAGACGCATAAACTTGTTCTAGAGGGTCTGTTCGGAAAAGTCCACAGAGTTACCTCCACGAAAGAGTTAATGGATACTAAACAACTCGCGGAACTTAAAATCACATGTTTGGTCTTGGACTATCCAGAAGAAACCAAAAAACAAGTTAAGAATTTCTCCTATCAGGAGGAAATGGATTGGATCGTTCAGAACCACAAGCGAAATGTTATCATCCGGAATCTCAGTACGACACAAAAAGGAAACACTCTGGTTTTGTTCCAATATGTTGAGAAACATGGATCGATTCTGTATGAGATGATCAATACCAAGGTCGGAAAGGACAGAAGAGTTTTCTTCGTGTATGGGGGAACTGATACGCAGCAAAGAGAGAAGATCCGCGAGATAACTGAGAAAGAAACCGATGCGATTATTGTTGCCTCTTATGGTACCTTCTCGACAGGGATTAACATACGAAATCTCCACAACGTAGTATTCGCCTCTCCCTCTAAGTCGCGCATTAGAAACCTGCAAAGTATCGGTCGTGGGTTGCGCAGAGGAAACCAAAAAGAAAAGTGTAACTTATTTGACATCGGCGACGATTTGTCTTGGAAGTCTAAGAAGAATTATACTCTCAATCATATGGTCGAAAGAATCAAAATATATAATGAAGAGGGGTTTGAATATAAACTCGTGCGGTTGAAAATAGATGACTAATTACCACAAAGTTCTAAAACTAAAAACAGGGGATGTTCTCGTTTGTCGCTGTATGATACAGAGAAACGAAGATCTCATGCGTAGAGAAACAGTAGAGATATATAATCCTGTCGTGATCCAAAGTTATCAGATGGAAATTGATGAAAAATTGACCAATGGATTCATGTTCAAACACTGGATCGAGATGACAAATGACACCTCATATATTATAAATGTCGACAGTTTGATTACTGCGTCAAATCTCAACCATACTATCATTGAGAAATATGAGATATTTGTAAAAAATCACCCCCAAGAGAAAATTAATTTCGCATCCCCTTCTATTCCAGAGGAAGAAGAAGAGGAAGAGTTGTCTATACTCAGACACTTAATTGGTGGTAATAATACTATTAATTAGAAGCCATTTATTTCAAAAGGCGACATAGTCGTTATACTCCCTTTTGTCGCTGCAGTCAAGTCTTTTTTTTAAAAAAGTATTGAAAAACAATCAATTTTATAGTATGATGAATTTAACGTTAATTGAGGTAAATACACATTATGGCGAAAAAATCCAACAACATACATTATGTGAATAATGCTGAGTTTCTGGAGGCGATGATTAAGCATCGAACTGCAGTATTAGAAGCGAAAGAAAACGGTAAAGAAAAACCCAGAGTGCCGAACTACATCGGTGAATGTTTTGTTAAGATCGCAAACCACCTCGCATACAAAAGCAACTTCAGGAACTACACTTTCCGTGAAGAGATGATCCTCGATGCAATCGAAAATTGTATTACTTACATTGACAACTTCGATCCAGAAAAGTCTAGAAATCCCTTCGCGTATTTTACTCAAATTTCATACTATGCTTTCTTGCGTCGTATTAGCAAGGAAAAGAAGCACCTTCAAACGAAGTATCGTTACATTCAGAACATTGACATCAGCGATATTATCTCAGAGAACCCAGATGGTTCTGAACACACCAATGAATTCATCTCTTATCTCAGGAAACAAATTGATCAGTCAGGACTAGATCTTGCGCAAGACACCGATGAGAGTAAGAAAACTACTAAAAGAAGACCGAAATACTTCGACAAGAAAGATGATTCTTCTTTAGATATTTGAGGATTACTATGCGAATTGCTTTGATTACAGATACACACTTTGGTGCTAGATCAGATTCTATCCCATTTGATAATTTCTTTAACAAGTTTTACACAGAGACCTTCTTCCCGCATCTGGAGAAAGAAGGAATCAAGACCATCATTCACCTCGGCGATGTATTTGATCGCCGCAAGTTTATAAATTATAATACGCTGAAGAAGTGTAAAGAATATTTCTTCGACAGAACCAGAGAATTAGATATCGACGTGCACATGATTGCTGGTAATCATGACACATTTTTTAAAAATACCAACGATGTAAACTCACTAGATTTACTACTTCGTGATTATGATAATATTACTACTTACTCAGAAGCAGAAGAGATAGTTGTCGCTGGTAAAAATCTGTTGCTTGTTCCTTGGATTTGTTCGGGCAACTATGACCAAACAATGGAGGTGGTAAATGCATCCAATGCGCAAGCAGTCTTCGGACACTTCGAGTTCGCAGGATTCGAAATGTATCGCGGACATAAAAACGATCATGGAATGGATACGGTCTGCTTCGATAAGTTCCCTCTTGTTTGTAGTGGGCATTTTCATCATCGTAGTCGTAATGGTAATATTGTCTATCTGGGTAATACTTATGAGTTTACTTGGTCTGACTTTAATGATCCTCGAGGGTATCACATCTATGATACGGAAACTAATCAGATAGAATTTTTCGAGAATCCTTTTAGAATCTTTCACAAGATCTACTATGACGATACCGTCGAGGATATTGATAACATTGATCTGAGTCAGATTGTGGGAACTTGCGTTCGTCTCATTGTAGTGAAGAAGAACGACTTCTATAAGTTCGATAGATTCGTAGATAAATTGTATGACTGCAATCTGTTAGAGTTAAAGATTATTGAAGATTTTTCTGAATTTGAAACTGAGAATCTAGATGAAGAAGAACTTAATGTAGAAGATACGATGTCTGTTCTGTCGGATTTTGTGGAAACAGTGCAGACTGATCTTGATAAAGATAAGATCAAGAAACTTCTACAAACATTGTATGTTGAGGCACAGAGTATTACAGCATGATCATTTTTAATAGTCTAAGATGGCGAAATTTTTTATCAACAGGAAGTCAATTTACTGAGATTAGACTCGACAGATCATCTAGCACGTTGGTGGTTGGCGAGAACGGTAGCGGCAAGTCAACAATGTTAGATGCAATCTGTTTCGGATTGTTCGGTAAACCATTCCGGAATATTAATAAACCCCAACTGCTCAATTCTATCAATAAGAAGCAGATGGAGGTTCAGATTGAATTCACTATCGGGACCAAGTCTTACAAGGTGGTCCGAGGTATTAAACCAAACATTTTCGAGATCTATTGTAATGGAGATCTGGTAGATCAAGACGCAGCGATGCGAGATACTCAAAAGTATCTTGAGGATTCTATTCTAAAGTTGAATTACAAGTCATTTACTCAAATTGTTATTCTTGGTTCTGCTTCCTTTACTCCATTTATGCAGTTGCCTCCTGGAACTAGAAGAGAAATTATTGAAGATCTGCTTGATATTCAAATCTTTACTACTATGAATCAGGTTCTAAAGGATAAGCAAAACGAACTTAAAGACGCACTGAAGAATGCCGAGAATCAACTTGAGGTATTGAAGCAGAAGGCGACACTACAGAAAGAATATGTAGAGACTTTAGAAACTAATAGGGAAAAGAGAGTTGACGAGATACTGGGACGTATTTCTGAGGGGGAACAGAAAATATCAAATCTTACGAATCTCACCAATAGTTTGGAAGGCGAAAAGGAGGCACAAGAACTTGCCCGTTCGTCCCTCGGAGACCTCTCGCTCAAGCAAAAGAAACTCGAACAATTCAAGACCAAATTTTCTACCCAACTCCGCGAACTTCAAAAGGAGGTGGACTTCTACAATGAAACGGATGAATGTCCGACGTGTAGGCAAGGGATTGCTCACGATCATAAAGAAACCATCGTATCATCCCGACAGGAGAAAATCGAAGAACTCTCTACTGGAATGGAGAAACTCCAGAGTGAATTTAAGAAACTTGACGTCTTGGTCGCGAAAGATGCGGAAACCTCAAACGAAATAGCAAAACTAAATACTGCAATCCTCGGACACAACAATGAGATTATCGTTCAACAAAGAATCATACAGGCATTGAATTTAGAACTCTCAGACATCACTTCTAAGACTGGTGATATCGATGAAGAAAGGGCAAAGTTGAAACTGTATGCTAAAGATGTGATGACTCAGAATGCTACGAGAGCGAAACTAAATGAAGAAAAGCATTACATGGACGCTGTCTCGACGCTACTCAAGGACACTGGTATTAAGACTAAGATTATTCGGCAGTATCTTCCAGTTATCAATAAATTGGTGAATAAATATCTGCAAGCAATGGACTTCTTCGTTCAGTTTAATCTGGATGAGAAGTTTGATGAAACGATAAAGTCTAGACATAGAGACGCATTTAGTTATTCGTCTTTCTCCGAGGGAGAGAAGCAACGTATTGACTTGGCGCTGTTGTTTACGTGGAGAACAATCGCTAAGATGAAGAATAGTGTCGCCACGAATCTGTTAATACTAGATGAGGTGTTTGACTCGTCGCTAGATAACAGCGGAACCGATTACGTCATGTCATTGCTTGATACGCTTGGTCCCGAAACTAATTGTTTCGTTATCAGTCACAAGGGCGATCAACTGTTCGATAAGTTCCGCAGTCAGATCAAGTTCGAAAAGAAAAACAATTATAGTGAAATGGTAGTATGATGGAATTAATTAAGTTTACCGATCCGCAACTTCGTAAAGAACCAACACTTTTTGACTTTAATACTCAAAATGCACAAGAACTGGGCGATGCTCTTTGGGTAAAATGTCGAGAATTGAATGGTCTTGGTCTTTCTGCCAACCAAGTGGGAATAGATGCGAAAGTTTTCGTTATGGGTATTGATGAAAATTCAAAAAAATATATCTATAATCCAGAACTGATTGCTGTTTCCGACGAAACAATGTTGGCACAGGAGGGTTGCTTAAGTTATCCTGGTCTCTGGATTACGGTTAAAAGACCAGTGTCTTGCACTATCGCGTATCAGAATGTTTCGGGTGAGCATATTATCGAAGAGTTTAGCGGTCTTACTGCTAGAATCGCACAGCACGAATATGACCATATGGTTGGTAGGAACTTTACTGATCTGGTTTCTAAATTGAAGATAGATATGGCGCTGAAGGCATTAAACAAACGAGCAAAGAAGGTGTTAGAGAAAAATGGCAACTAACGATTATGACTTTGGATTTACATTCGAAGATCCAGTAGAAGTCACACAACAATCTACCCCGACACAAGTTACGGTAGATACTGGCGATCTCAAAGATGAGATTATGACAAAACTATATGACATTGAAGCGAAACTTATCGGAATCGATAGTTCGGGAGAACTGGAGGCATATAAGGAATTGATCGAAAACGACGTATCTTCTAAGCTGAAGGACGTTGAAAATCTTATTCTTCCATTACTATATAATCTGCAGAAGAATCCTTCGCAAGAATATATTAAATGGCCTAACAGGGTGGCAGTTATAGATGCACAAATCGAAAAAATTACCGCGATCACACGATTCTATGAACGAATCTGATGGTTTGAAAAATTCTCTTCAATGGTATGAGTCCCCTGCAGGCAGGGTAATCACATTTTACTTGTCTGGGGAGATCAAAGAATCTTCATTGTATTCCGATTGGTTTCAAACAATCAGAACTGCGAGCGAAACAGATATAATCTATTTTAGAATCAACTCTCCTGGTGGAGATCTGTTTACGGCGATTCAGATGATGCGTGCAATCACCGAATCTAAAGCGCATATCGTATCTTCAGTCGAGGGTATCTGTATGTCAGCGGCGACAATGATCTTCCTTGCTGCAGATACCTTTGAGGTCAGCGACCACACCATGTTTATGTTCCATAACTACTCAAGTGGTATAGTGGGCAAGGGTGGTGAAATGTATGATCAGGTCGTTCACACACATCAGTGGTCAGAGAGATTGATGCACGAAATATACAAAGATTTCCTCACATCTGCTGAGATTAAAGCGATCCTAGATAACAAAGATATCTGGATGGATTCTCAGGAAGTGGTCAAGAGACTCAAGAGCAAGGCAACCACAGAGGAAAAAAAACCTACTCGTCGAACGAAAAAAACATAAATAGGGGCTTGACTTTTACCGAAAACTAGAGTACAATACTCGTATGTTAAAGTTTAATGAGTTCCTCTCTGAGCAAACGAAGTCCGGTGCTGGGTTGACCATCTGGGACATAGACGAAACCTTGTTCAACACAAAGGCATTGGTTTACGTTGTCAAAGATGGCAAGGTGATCAAGAAACTCAGCAACCAACAGTTTAACACCTACAAACTCAAGTCCGGTGAATCCTATGACTTCACCGAATTTAGAGACGCGAAACATTTTCGCGATACCTCTGAACCTATCGTGCGTGCAATTAATAAAGCCAAAGCGATCCACAAAAATATTAAGAACCGTCCTGGTAGTAAAATGATTATCATTACTGCTAGGTCGGATTTTGACAATAGGGATATCTTCCTAGACACCTTCCGTAAGCAGGGTATCGAGATTGACGATATCCACGTTCATCGCGCTGGTAATATAAATGCTGCGAACTCTGCAGAAGGTAAAAAAATCTTCATAAAAAAATACCTCGATACGGGAAAATTCAGTCGAGTGCGTCTCTTTGATGATGCTGTTTCGAATCTGAATATGCTGTTGTCTCTTAAGAATGAATATCCGGATGTGGATTTCCAGGCATTTCTGGCACACCATGACGGAAGTATGACTACGTATAAAAAATAGGGCTTGACTTTTTCGCATTTTCGCGGTATATTTAATTATGTTGAAAAGGAGAAATGGAATGTTTAAGTCGATTGTTTTGGGTCTGAGTGCGATTTCGCTGTTGGCAACTCCGGTAGTTGCAGAAGCAAATGATCGCCGAGGCGACCACTTCGAACGTTCTCATCGAGATCGCGACCAGCGTCGTGGTGGTTTGAGCACGGGTGGTGCGATTGCATTGGGTCTTGGTGCTTTTGCTCTTGGTGCTGTCATCGCCAATGATCGAAATCTAGATTTTGATCCTCGCTTCGATCCTCGCTTCGATCCTCGTTTTGATCGTCGTTTTGATCGTCGTTTTGATCGTCGTTTTGACCCTCGTTTCAATCGTGGCAGTGACTGCTATTCGACTGTCGTTACGGAATATGACCGCTGGGGCAATCGTTTCCTGCGTAGGGAAGTTCGTTGCTACTAAACTTTTCTGAAAAAGGGGCTTGACATTTTCCTCGTTTCGAGGTAGAATGAGTCTATAAGTTGATGAGGAAAGTGATATGACCAACGTTTCTGAAAAGTCAGTTCTTGCGAAACTGCTCGCCACCGAGAATATTCACGTCGAACACCGGAAGGTTTCCACCGCACACTTCGACCTTGCCTCTCGTACTCTATGCCTTCCTATCTGGAAGGATATGTCGAGCGATCTCTATGATCTGCTGATTGGTCACGAGGTTGGGCATGCTCTGGAAACTCCCACCGATGCGTGGGAAAATGCTATCAATGCAGTTTCGGGTAAGGGATTCAAGACCTTCCTCAATGTTATTGAAGATGCTCGCATTGAAATTGTGATGAAGAATAAGTATCCTGGTCTTCGTCGTTCGTTCTACAACGGATATCGGGAACTGTTTGAACGCAACTTCTTCAACACCGATGGTCTCGACCTCGCCAGTCTGCGTTTTATTGACCGTATCAATCTGTATGCTAAGGTCGGTCCTTTCCTGAACATTCCGTTCACTGCCGAAGAGCAGATTATCCTTGACCGTGTTATGACGAACAAAACCTTCGAGGGTGTGGTCGAGTTGGCAAATCAACTCTATGATGGTGCCAAGTCGGAAGACATCTCAGATCTCCTCGATCAACTCGATATGATGGATGACGGTGAAGATCAGGATGCTGGTCAAGATTTTGAATCGGATGACTCTGACCAACCTGAACCCAATACCGATGATGGTGAAACTTCTGCTGACGTGGAAGGTGATTCAGATGAAGATCAAGATGAGAAAGAAATCGCTGCAGCATCTGATTTTGATAATTCAGATGAAGTTACTGACGAAGATCCAGTTTCGCTTACCGATCAGGCGCTGACCGAAAACGAAGAACGTCTTATCGACGAACGTGCTCGTGAAAATTTCTATTGTATTCTTCCGAAGATCGATCCCTCGAACTTTGTCGTGAGCAACAAGGCTGTCTCGCAGATGATGTCGTTCGTCTCGTTCGATCCGAACATTTCGGTGGAAACCTTGATGTCTGACATCTACGCAGAGTTTATCAAGAACAATCAGAAATTCGTCAATGCTATGGTGCAGCAATTCGAACGCAAGAAGACTGCGAACCAGTTGCGCAAGGCGAAGGTTTCCAAGACTGGTAAACTCAATATGGATAAGATTTGGGCGCATAAGATCGCCGAGGATCTGTTCCTTCAGAGTACTAATGTTCCGAATGGTAAGAACCATGGTATGATTTTGCATCTCGATATGTCGGGATCTATGTCACATAACATGCAACATACTGTTGAGCAACTGGTCATTCTTGCGATGTTCTGCAAGAAAACCAATATTCCGTTTGAAGTCTATGGATTTATTAATTCTGGTCTTGTTCCTGATGAGTTTGTCAGCAGTGTCGATGCTCGTAACAATCACTCGAACCCTCAGAATCTTGTGATTAATCACAGCGGATTTAGAATGCTTCAGTTGATCGCAGCGAATACTTCTGGTGCGCGATTCAAGCAACAGATCAAAAATCTTCTGACGTTTGGTGGTGCTGTGTCGAGACGGAGAAATTCTCGTGTTGGTCTTTCTCAGGATGCGAGGCAATATTTCATTCTCGGTAGTACTCCGCTCGAGGAATCGCTGATTGTTGCACGTCACATTGCGGATGACTTCCGTCGCGTTCATCGCGTTGAGATTCTGAACACCGTGTATCTTACTGATGGCGATGGTGATTGCAATTTGTATCTTGCGAGCAATCATTATGCCGCTGCTCATCGTATGAACGTCGTCATCAAGGACGAAATTACTGGAAAGAGTGGTATCGGTCCTTACAATTCCCAATACAAGGCCTCTTGGAGACCTACTCATTACTTTGATGCGTTGCATGATATTTACCAAAAGGCGACTGGTTCGAAGATTACCAACTTCTATCTTGCCGATAGTTATACCGCTCGTGGTGTGATTAGGAATCTCGAACGTCATGGAATTAATATCTCGAACGTTCGCAAAGAGTTTAATAAGAACGGATCGGTATTCATTCAACGTCCCTCAAATGTTATCGGGTTCAAGAATCAGTTTCTGATTAACACTGGTAACATGAAGGCACGCGACGATGCCTTCGAGGTTCAGAGCAATACTCGCAAAGATCTTATGCGCGAGTTTAAAAAGTTTCAAACCAGCAAGCAAAACAATCGTGCTATTCTCTCCAAGGTTATTGATTGTTTTGCCTAACTTTTTTGAAAAATCTATTTACTATTCCGAGTAAATAGAGTAATATGTAACTGTGATTTTATGATCACATTATGTGTAATAAACAAAGGTGAATATAATATGACTAATTCTGTTTCTAACCGAGTCCTTACTGCCCTGCAGTCGGGCGAACGTCTCACTGCTAAGCAGATTGCTGCACGTTATGGTGTTGCCAATCCGCATAATGTTGTGTATAACCTGCGCAATCAGGGTTATGCCATCTATGCAAACGAGCGCACCAACAGCAAGGGTGAAGTCAAGTCGTTCTATCGTCTCGGCACTCCGACCCGTGCAGTCGTTGCTGCTGGTATGAAGGCACTGCGTGGTTAATACGTATTGTCGGTAGACATTTCATTCCTTGAGAGGGGAGAGAGGAAACTCTCTCCCCTTTTTCATTAAAAATATAAAAAAGGGGCTTGACATTTTCGGAAAAATATGGTAGAATGAATATATTGATTGAGTGATGAGGTGATGTTATGAAACTGGTGATTCAAACCCAAGTCCGCGAAAACTACGCTGCCCATGATGGGTTCGCTGGCGAGTATTACTGGAAGTACAAGGGTGGTAACACCTACGTCGTTCCGCATCTCTCGGATGCGAACGTCAACCGTATCCTTGAGAACGGCATCCCCAACCTCACCAAGATCGTTGAGGAAAGCAACAACTATTACCAGGAGTACATCCTGGACTGGGAAATCGTCGGTGACGACGAGATCCGCTGGGAAAAGTGGGAAACTCCCACCATCCTCGAGTTCTCGAACGAACTCGGTTGGGTCGCTCGTCGTGACATCATCAACGATCCCGAGTATGGTTACATGCGTAGCGATATCGCCAGCAAGACCGAGTCGTGGGTCGTCCTCGAAGGAAATCTTCGCAAGGAAGGTTCCTACACCTGCTTCTACGAGATGAAGGATGGCAGCATCCTCTCGTATGAGGAGCTGGAGCAATATCGATCTGCTAAGGAGGCAGCATAAAAAACACTTGACATTTTTTCCATTTTATAGTATGATATGTTTATTGATTGAGTGATGAGGAATTTTAGTTATGAATAATCGTTTTGCCCTGATTGAGTATCTTTCGAACAACAACTTCAACAACGGAATCTTTCGCAAGCGCGATATTGTTGATGCCGCCGAGTCTCTCGGTCTGAAGTATCCTGGTTGGATCTTCCAGCGTGATCGTATGGTCAAGCGTGGAACTTATGATCTTTCGGCGTGTTTGCAAACGGCAACGACTGTTGCTTCGTCGCCCATTGCTACGATTGATACCAAGACTGTTCGTCAGGCGAAACTCGAAGTCGAAGTCGAGAACCTTGTTCCTCACACTGATCCTACCTATGTTCCGTTTGGTTTCTACTCCGATCTTACTAAGATCATCCGTTCTATGATGTTCTATCCCACGTTCATCTCTGGTCTGTCTGGTAATGGTAAGACCACGATGGTTGAACAGGTTTGCGCTAAGTTGAAGCGCGAATGTATCCGCGTCAATATCTCGGTTGAGACTGATGAAGACGATCTGATCGGTGGTAACACCCTCGTCGACGGTAACGTTGTTTACCGTGAAGGTCCGGTTCTCACCGCCATGAAGCGTGGTGCGATTCTGATCCTTGACGAAATCGACCGTGGTTCGAACAAGTTGATGTGTCTTCAGGCGATCCTCGAAGGTAAACCCTACTTCAACAAGAAGACTGGCGAGACTGTTCTCCCCAAGAGTGGTTTCAACGTTATCGCTACTGCTAACACCAAGGGTCAGGGTTCTGACGACGGTCGTTTCATTTCCGCTCAGATCCTTGATGATGCTTTCCTTGAGCGTTTCGCGATCACCGTTGAACAGGAATATCCTTCGCCTTCGATTGAAAAGAAGATCGTCATCAAGAAGATGGAACGTGCCGATAAGGTTGATGATGAGTTTGCCGACAACCTCGTGATGTGGGCAGAGATTATTCGTAAGACTTTCGCCGACGGTGGCGTCGACGAACTTATCTCGACTCGTCGTCTTGAGCACATCGTTAATGCTTATGCGATGTTTGGTAAGCGAGCAAAGGCGATCGAACTTTGCGTTGCTCGTTTTGATGCTGATACTAAGTCTGCGTTCATCGACCTATATAACAAGATTGATGCTGGTGAAGATGTTACCTCTCAGCAGGATGCCACTTCCTTTGAAGAAATGCCGTTTTAAGGAGATAAAATATGGCCAGAGCATGGCGCAATTTAAATGTAAACCGTCGTCGAGAAGGAGCCCTGTCGCGACTCAAGTCGGCAAAGTTTTTCCCCAAGACCATGAAGAATGGCGAGGAACGTTCCAAGAAAGACTGGGAAAAGAATCGATTGGAAACTATCGCTAATCTCGACAAGAAAGGTATCCGTTAATGTCGATTGACCCATTAATGTCGATTGACTACAAGTATGAGGAGGATATCCTCCTCGAAGAAATTACAAATTACATTGCTAATACATATGGTGAGCATTACTCGCAAAACCAATATCAGGCAACCGAATTTATCATCGACGGTGGTCATGGCATTGGTTTCACTGTTGGTAACATTCTTAAGTATGCTCAGCGTTATGGTCACAAGGGTAATCCCGAGGACTGGCGCAAGGATCTTATGAAGGTCATCCACTATGCCATCATCGCATTGTATGTTCATGACAAGGAACACAAGTTCGCGTCAAGGACTCTCAAGGAACTTCTCTCTGATGACACCGAAGTAACACCATACTTCGGCGAACAGGGATGAGCGTCTCGGTTCGGGTAGGATACACCTTTCCTCATCAACATCGACATATCTTACCCGAACCGAGCATTTTCTATTGACAATTTTTAAAAAAACAAGTATATTCAACTAAGTAATCAACTACTAAAAGGGTTTTAATATGAAAATCAGTGACACTACGTTTGGTATTCTCAAGAACTACTCGACTATCAACCAAAACATTATGGTTCGTCAGGGATCTGTTCTCTCGACAGTTAGTGAGGGTAAGAACATCCTCTCGCGTGCAGTTGTATCAGAAGTGTTTCCTCGTGAATTTGCGATCTATGACCTGACGAATATGATTAATGTTCTCAATGTCTGGGAAAATGTCGATGTAGATTTTCAGGAATCGTACATCAAGGTCCAGAACGACAAGAAGAAGTATCGGTATAACTACGCCGACCCCAGCGTCGTAACTGCCGCTCCCGACAAGGAACTTGAAATTGATCCGTTCTTCACGTTCGATCTTTCGCAGAGTGATGTTGCCATGATTCAAAAGGCAGGATCGATCCTCGCTGCTCCGACTTTGAGTATCATCGGTAAGGATGGTGCTGTTAGGGTGGCCGTGAGCGATCCTAGTGTTGCTGGTTCGAATGCCTATACTGAAGATCTGGATATCGCTACTGATGCAGAATTTGACTGTCGACTGAAGATTGAGAATCTGAAGGTCATTCCTGGTGATTATACTGTTTCGCTCGGTAAGAAGAAGGCGATGCACTTTAAGAACAAGAACATCGATCTTCAGTACTGGTTGGCGATGGAACCTTCCTCCGTAGTTTTAGTTTAATAAAGGAATTATATATGAAGTTGTCTTTTACTCTGTCCGCGAGAAATGCATATGGTCAGGATGATGTCGAAGATCGTAGTGTTACTATTGACTTCGACACCGCTGATGTGAATACGGTTGTTTCAGAATTTAATAAGTTTCTTATTCTGAATGACTTTGATGCTCAGGTTCAAATCGTTTGACTAATGCCGACCTTACATGCATTCGGGTGCAGTTATTCTACGGGTCTCAATAAATTTCCGGACCCCAAGAACAACGGATATCGTGGAACATATGTAAAACCATATGTCAAGTACTTGGCAGATGAGTTGGGTCTGCGGTTAAAAAATCATTCTAGGGATGGTAATTCTAATCCAGTAATATATACTAGCATTAAATTAACCGAGATCAAACCAGACGATTTAGTTCTGGTTTGCTGGAGTGGACTTTTGAGACAATGGCTTTGGTTGCGTAAACATAGTGGTAACATGGGTTTTTTTAAACCACCTCCCAAAAATCCGCCACCGCCATTTAGTGAGAACGAATCTTACTATATGTCTGAATTGTCCATACGTGCAGCGCACAACTATCTGACTTCAAATGGCATACGATTCAAGATGATCTCTGCATTTGTAAATCCTCCCTTTAAGGAGGAGGAAATATGGAGTAATTGGATAGAATCGGATAAGAGTAATAATACTCTGTTAGATATATGCACTGATCGATGGTGTGATGTAGATTATGCTAGACCTATCGCTTGGGATCATCATAATGAAGATCAAACCTCACTTCTAAACGGATGTAAGCACCCTAATGCTAGAGGTCATAAGGTCATAGCGAAAACGCTGTTACCATATTTTAAGGAGAATTATTCTTATGCCTAAAATTTTGGTAACTGGGCACGATGGATTCATCGGGAGGAATGCTATGAACATTCTTTCTGATGAATTCGAGATGATTCCCTACGAGGGTGACATCAGAGATTTTCAAATCGATGGTTATTATTATGCGGTTTTGCATCTTGCTGCTTTAGCAGGTGTTAGAAAAAGTTGGGATGCTCCAGAAGAATACTGGGATGTCAATGTCAACGGATCTAAAAAAGTATTTTCTGAATGCAATCGCCTGAATTTGAGGTGCGTATATGCCTCCTCGTCTTCAATCTATGAGTGGTGGAAGAATCCATATGCTACTAGTAAGAAGGCGATGGAGACGCTCGCTCCGACATACTCGGTTGGTATGAGATTCCATACTGTGTATGGACCCGACAGTCGTCCGGATATGTTTTATGATATGATGCTCAATGACAAGGTTGAGTATGTGACCAATCACTATCGTGACTGGACGCATGTATATGATTTATGTGAAGCGATTAGAATTATATTGACTGATACGCGAATTTCAGGTATGGTTGATATTGGTAGTTCTAATCCAGTTTATGTTCCAGATGTTCTCAAGGCATTTGGTTATCGTGATATTCCAATGAAAGAGGTAGAGGGTGAAAGGTATATCACCCATGCTGACACTACTTGGTTGTCAAACTTGGGATGGTCTCCCAAATATAATATTATTGATGAGGTGAAAAATGAACGACTCAAGAGAACAATTCCTTTTCGTGGAGAAGTATCGTCCGAGGAAACTTGATGACTGTATTCTCCCAAATGCACAACTGAAGACATTCAAGGACTTCGTTAGCGGCGGGGAACTTCCCAATATGTTGCTCTGTGGTGGGGCAGGTATGGGCAAGACAACTGTTGCTCGTGCCATGTGTGAAGAACTCGGTTGTGATTATATGATCATCAATGGTTCTGAAGAATCAGGCATCGATGTTTTAAGAACGAAGATCCGAGACTTTGCTTCTTCGGTATCATTCAGTGGTAAACCAAAGGTTGTTATCATTGATGAGGCAGATTACCTAAATCCAAACTCGACTCAACCTGCTTTGCGCGCATTCATTGAAGAGTATGCCAACAATTGTCGGTTTATCTTCACATGTAATTTTAAGAATCGCATCATCGCTCCGCTGCACAGTCGAACTGCGGTGATTGAATTTACTATTACCAAGAAAGATCGTCCCTCGATTGCTGCTCGCTTTATGAAGCGCATCCAGCAAATCCTAGAGACAGAAAACATTCAGTATGACCCAAAGGTTGTTGCTGCAGTTCTCAGCAAGCACTTCCCTGATTATCGTCGAGTCCTCAACGAACTTCAGAGGTACAGCGTAGGTGGTGTGATCGACGAAGGTATCCTATCCGACGTTCAAGAGATTAGCATGAAGGAACTGATTGCTGTTCTCAAGAACAAAGATTGGAAGGGAATGCGTAAGTGGGTCGCTGAGAATGTTGACAATGATCCTATGATCATTTTCCGTCGAATTTATGATACATTCTTTGAAGAGATCAAGAATCCTGCGCCTCTTATCATCTTGCTCGCAGACTATCAATACAAGTCGGCATTTGTGGCGAACCAAGAGATTAACCTCGCTGCTGCATTGACCGAGATCATGGGTGCGATTGAGTTCCGATGAGTATCCTAGAAGGTCTCGGTCCTGCTAAACGAACATACTCCGCAGAGGAATTCGTCGAGAAGAAAGAAGAGATATCTCCATTCGCATTTATTGATGACATCAATCACACGCAAAAGAACCTCATCGTCGATGAGTGGTCAGAAAGGCAATACAACCCATACATTATCAACAAAGGATTATCGTTCAATAGATCCACTATTCTTCAAGCAAACATGATGAATGGTCGGGCGCATCTTCCGAAGGCACTTCAAAATCAATTTCTTATAAATACTATTCGTCCGGAAAAACGTTTTAATAAATGGTTTAAAAAGACAGATAGCAGTGATATTGAGGTGATCAAGGAATATTATGGATATAGCAACGACAAAGCATATCCTGCACTTGCTCTACTCTCAAAAGAACAACTAGAATATATGAGAAAGAGATTGCACAAGGGCGGAATTTAATGAATGACGATTTTTTTAATATTGACTTTCCTGGATATGCACCATTAGAAGTTAAGCTTAATGAAGCAGATGACTTTCTAAAGGTTCGTGAAACTCTTTCGCGAATCGGTGTTGCATCTCGAAAAGACAACACGCTGTTCCAATCCTGCCATATTTTGCACAAGCAAGGTAGATACTTCATCGTCCACTTCAAGGAGTTGTTTACTCTTGATGGCAAGGATGCAGATTTATCTGAGAATGATCTAGAACGCAGAAACACAATTGCTAAGTTGCTCGCGGATTGGGATCTGGTTACTATTATTAATCCGGAAATACATCAAAATCTCGCACCATTAAATCAAATTAAAATTATTTCTTACAAGGAAAAGTCTAATTGGAATCTGGTGACGAAGTATAGCATAGGGCGTAAGAAATGATACCGTTCAGCTGAAAAATATATTTACAATTACCTCATTATGCTTTATAAATAAGGGGTGCCATGCTTCGGATGGCACCCTTTCAACATGTCTCGCTTAAATAGGAGAAAAAATATGACATGGAAATTCGACCACACGTTCGCACAAATTCCCAACATGGATCGGTATTTTGTTGGCGCTGATCGCGTCATGAAGAAGTTAGCAGACATTGCTGACCAATCCGTTCAAGTTGCGACAAAGTATCCTCCGTACAACATCAAGAAAGTCGCCGATGACAAGTATGTCATCGAGATGGCAGTTGCTGGTTTCGGCAAGGGTGATCTAGATATTACTCTTGAAGATGCTAAACTCAAGATCGCAGGGAATGTATCCTCGGACGAATCGTCAGACTATCTGTTCAAGGGTATCGCGGACCGAGCATTCACTCGCGAATTTACACTTGCTGACAACGTAGAAGTTAAGAGTTCTGCGCTGGTTAATGGCATGCTGAAAATTTGGTTGGATGCAATTACACCTGAGCATAAAAAACCAAAGAAAATTGACATTGAAGATGAAGAAACATCCGAAACTTCTTCAGCAGAATTGTTGACTGAAAAAGAAGGAAAGTAAGATGTTTAATCATAAGTATGCGCCGTCTGTAGAGGCGGCATCCGTGGTGTCTGTATTGTCTTTTATGGCAATGTGTGTCGCAACGTTTATTATGAGTATATAAAATGGGCATGCTTGTTGCATTCATTCTTTTGTATTGTAGCGAACCTACTGAAGAATGCAAAAGTGCATATACGTATGTTGTATTGGCAGAAGAAAGACCTGTCAGTCCATAATAAATATGAGGGGAGGGGGTAACTCCTCCCTTCAATTCAGATTAAATATCAGAGAGTATAAATGAAACACCTATTTGCCACTTTGTTGCTTTTATTCGCATTCCCATCCGCAGCGATCGCTTCCGACTGTGATGAATTTTATCCAAACAATACAGAGATTGTTGTGGAAAACACGCAGGTTATCTGCAAAAATTTCTATGCTATAGTTTGGGACAATCATAATGTTGGTAACGTCTTTTCGACTGAAGTTGTCCAACCAGACGTAAGGGTTCCCCGCAAAAATGCATTTAGAGCAGACCCAGATGCAATAAAATCGCCGACTCCGGCAGACTATACTAATACTGGATTTGATCGCGGACACATGGTTCCTGCTGCAAACTCAAGCACGCCAGAACAGATGTCTGAAACATTTTTCATGACCAATATGACACCCCAGTATCCCAATGTTAATCGTATTGCGTGGAGAAAACTTGAAGCATCCGTGCGGAAAATGGATTTTATGTGGGTGGTCACTGGTGCGCACTACGGCGATCGTAGTCTAGTCATCGGCGAGAATAAGGTATCAGTTCCTACAGTTCTTTACAAGGTTGTCTATCTTAAAGATGGATCGATCATTGGATACATGATCGAAAACAAGAAAGAGAACAAAGAAGCAACAGAAGTCGATGTTTCTGAGATTGAAAACCTCACAGGAATTAAATTTAAATAAAACCATTTACTTACTCGATTTTTTATAGTATGATATGTTTGAACAGTAAGAGGGTTTCTAATGAATTTTTATACATGCGCCCATCAGTATGGGTCGAAGATCTTGACGCGAGGTGTGAAGAATGGCGTCAGATTTACTAAACGTGCCGATTTCTCACCAACACTATATGTGACAACCAATAAAGAATCCGAATACAAATCCTTGTTCGGCGAGAACCTCTCGCCGATCGAGTTCGAAGACAACAACGCTGCCAAAGAGTTTATCAATAATTACGGTGAGGTAGACAACTTTACCATCTATGGTCAGACCAACTTCGGGTATCAGTATATCACCACCACATATCCCGAAGATGTTGAATGGGATATTAAGCAACTAAACATTCAGACGATCGACATCGAGACCTCTGCTGAAAATGGGTTTCCTGATGTTTTGAATCCCATCGAGGAAGTCCTCCTGATCACCGTTAAAAATCTGATCAGTCGACAGATTATCACATTCGGGTGCGGCGACTTTGATGATGTAAACTCTGAGATTATAGAAGACCTACGCAATAAAGGTAACAAGTTTCTATATGTGAAGTGCGATAACGAGTTCGATCTCTTGGAAACATTCGTTCGATATTACTCGGATAATTATCCTGACATTATCACAGGTTGGAACTGCGAACTATTCGACATCGCATATCTGATCTCGCGCATCGAACGTCTCTTCTGCAGCGAAGAAGATAACACGATGAAGAAGAAGTTTTCTCCATGGGGACTTGTTCGTCGCAAGAGTTTGACCATCATGGGTAAGGAAAATATTTCCTACGACATTACAGGTGTTGCGATCATTGATTATCTAGATCTGTTCAAGAAATTTACGTACGTCCGTCAAGAATCTTACAAACTAGATCACATTGCCAAGGTCGAACTCGGTAAGAAAAAGTTGGAAAATCCGTATGAATCTTTCCGAGATTTTTATACCAAGGATTGGCAACGTTTTGTAGAGTATAACATCATCGACGTTGAAATCGTTGACGAACTCGAACACAAAATGAAACTAATCGAACTTATTCTGACAATGGCATACGATGCTAAGTGCAATTATACTGATGTGTTCAGTCAGGTTAGGACTTGGGATTGTATTATCTATAATCACCTGCACAAACAGAAGATTCAAATTCCTCCGAAGAGGCAGAATGAAGGTCGTCAGATAGAAGGTGCATATGTTAAAGAACCAAAACCAGGACAATATGATTGGGTGGTTTCATTCGACGCTACCTCGCTGTATCCTTCAATCATCATGCAGTATAATCAATCTCCCGAAACATTCGTATCTGGTGCTGTCTATGACACGACAGTCAAGGGATTGCTTGAAAGCAAGTATGATCTGAGTTCGCTCAAGGACAGAGACTATACGATGACCGCGAATGGTTATTGTTATACTCGCGACAAGCAAGGTAAGTTTCCTGAGATCGTTCAGAAGTTCTTTGATGATCGTCAGCGTTACAAGAAACTGATGCTCGTAGCGCAACAAGAGTATGAAAAAACAAAAGAGAAACATCTGCTAAACGATATCTCTAAGTATAACAACTTCCAGATGGCAAGAAAGATTCAGTTAAATTCGCTGTTTGGTGCATGGGGTAACGAATACTTCAGGTATTATGATGCTCGTATCGCCGAAGGTATCACGATGACTGGGCAGTATATTATTCAACACGTTGGGAATGCATTAAACAAATATCTCAACAAAGTCGTAGGAACAACTGGGCATGACTACTCTTTCTACAGTGATACTGATTCTTGCTACGTTTCCTTGGATCCTCTTGTTCGCAAGTATTATGCTAATCTACCTGTCGATCGAGTCGTTGATATTCTCGATAAGATCTGCGAAGAGAAAATCACAGAGGCAATCAATAAATCCTGTGCGCAACTCGCAGATTATACTAATGCCTTTGAGGAGAAGATTTACTTCAAACGCGAGGCGATTGCGGAAAGAGGTCTCTGGGTTGCGAAAAAGCGGTATGCGCTTAACGTATATGACAATGAAGGTGTTCGTTACAAGGATCCGAAACTCAAGGTCATGGGTCTTGAGATTGTTAGATCGTCTACACCTGCGCCAGTAAGAGAAAGTCTAAAAGAAGCAGTGCGTTTGTGTCTAACAGCAGACGAAGATACTGTTCAGAGGTTCATCGAACATACTCGTAGTTTGTTCAACAAGATGCCGCCAGAAGATATCGCCTTCCCAAGAGGTGTTAATGGTTTGGTCAAGTATACTTCAACAGCAGATATCTATGGCAAAGGCACGCCGATGCATGTCAGAGGTGCGTTGCTTTATAATCATTTACTAAAGAAACATGGACTTGATAAAAAGTATGAGTCTATTCAAGAGGGTGAAAAGATTAAATTCATTTACTTGAAAGAACCAAACACTATTAGAGAAAATTGTATTGCTTTTCTCGGAAAGATTCCGAATGAGCTTGACATTAATAGATATGTAGATTATAATACTATGTTCGAAAAGAGTTTTCTAGATCCGCTACAACAGATACTTGATGGGTTGGGTTGGAAGACTGAAAAAACAGCAACCCTCGAAGATCTGTTTGCTTAAAGATTGAATGGAGAAAAATTATGAGTTTGATTGATCGCATTAAAAAGAATAGCACCATTAAAGAAACCAACGTTCTTGCTGATAGTAAGTTATTCAGCACGAAGGATCTTATTCAAACTTCAGTTCCAGCGCTGAATGTTGCTCTGTCTGGTAAACTTGACGGTGGTCTGACTCCTGGTCTGACTGTTTTTGCTGGTCCGTCGAAGCACTTCAAGACTGCTTTCGCGATGCTCCTAATTAAGAGTTTCATGGAGAAGTATGATGATGGTGTGATTCTTTTCTACGACTCCGAGTTTGGTGCGCCACAATCCTACTTTGAGAATTTCGGGATTGATACGAGTCGAGTAATTCACACGCCGATTACTGACATTGAGCAGTTGAAGCATGATGTTATGTCGCAGTTGAATCAACTAGAACGTGCTGATAGAATCATGGTTGTGGTCGACTCTGTTGGTAACCTCGCTTCAAAGAAGGAAGTGGATGATGCTATTGACGGTAAGTCGGTTGCTGATATGACTCGCGCCAAGCAGATGAAGTCGCTGTTCCGTATGGTAACACCGCACCTTACTCTGAAGGATATCCCGATGGTTGTCGTCAACCACACCTATATGGAAATTGGTATGTTCCCGAAGGCGATTGTTTCTGGTGGCACTGGTATCTACTACTCAGCGGACAATATCTTCATCATCGGTCGCCAGCAAGAGAAGCAAGGTTCTGAAGTTGTTGGATATAACTTCATCATCAACGTCGAGAAGTCTCGTTTCGTTCGCGAAAAGTCCAAGATTCCGATCGAAGTTACCTTTGAGGGTGGTATCAGTAAGTGGTCTGGTCTGCTAGATATTGCGCTTCAAAGTGGACATGTGGTTAAACCATCGAATGGTTGGTATAGTCGAGTTGATGGCAGCACTGGTGAGATTGAAGACAAGAAGTGGAGAGTTAAAGATACATACTCCAAGGAATTCTGGTTGGATATTCTGACCGATAAAACATTCAGTGACTGGATCGAGAAACGATACCGCATGGCGGGTGGACAGATGGTTCAATCCGATGTAGAAATTACAACTGCTGATATCGAAGAAGAATATGACAACATGGACAATGAGTAATTATCTAATAAGACTCTGGGACTATATTAAGTTCCTGTGGGAGAAAGTCTTCAGTAAAAACTATTGCGAAATTTGTAATAGTAAGGTAGAGTATAATGGTGCCGCGATGTGTTTAATACATGATGAAGGCAACATGTATATCTGCGAAACCTGTGTAGAAAATGCATGGAGAGAATCCATGGATCCAGTCTTTATAGAAAGTGAAATTGATGTCCAATAATATTGAGAACGTCATTCTTAATAAACTGCTGACTGATGAAGAGTATTTGCGTAAGGTCATTCCTTTCGTTAAGGAAGAATACTTTCATGAGTCAGCAGGGAAAACTATCCTGAGTTATCTTAAAGACTTCGTTGAGAAGTTTAATTCTCCTCCGTCATTTTCTGCGCTTGAAATTTGCGCACAGAATGACAAGACAGTCAATGAAGTCACATATAAGCAGTTCGTCGAGAAGTTGGAAACTATCAAGGATCTTGATACCGAAACCAACATGAAGTGGTTGCTTGAAGAAACCGAGAAGTTCTGCAAGGATAAGGCAGTATATAATGCTATCATGCAATCTATTCAGATTATTGATGGTAGTGATAAGCAGCACTCGCAGGATGGTATTCCGGCAATCTTACAAGAAGCACTTGGTGTCTGTTTCGACAATAATGTTGGTCACGACTACATTGACAATTCCGATTCTCGGTTTGAATACTATCATCGCGACGAGGAAAAACTTCCGTTCGATCTTGAAATGTTCAATAAGATCACGGGTGGTGGATTGCCGAACAAATCTTTGAACATTGCTCTCGCTGGAACAGGTGTTGGTAAGTCGTTGTTCATGTGTCACATGGCAGCATCTGTTTTGGCGAAAGGTAAAAATGTTCTGTACGTTACTCTTGAGATGGCAGAAGAACGTATCGCTGAACGTATCGATGCCAACTTGATGAACGTAAACATTCAAGAACTTAAAGATCTTTCAAAGACTATGTTTGATCAACGCATCGCTAAGATTCGCAAGATGACTAATGGTAAGTTGATCGTCAAGGAATATCCGACTGCAAGTGCGCACGTCGGTCATTTCCGAGCATTGTTAAACGAACTGCAACTGAAAAAGAACTTCGCACCTGATATTATCTTCGTTGATTATCTGAATATCTGTGCATCCAGTCGATTCAAGAGTGGTGTTGGTGTTAACTCATACACTTATGTTAAGGCGATCGCAGAGGAACTGCGAGGTTTGGCAGTCGAGTTTGATCTTCCGATTGTATCTGCCACCCAGACAACTCGTAGTGGTTATGCCAATTCAGATGTAGAACTTACCGATACCTCTGAATCGTTTGGTCTACCAGCAACCGCTGACTTGATGTTTGCACTAATCTCGACTGAAGAACTTGACAAACTTGGACAGTTGATGGTGAAGCAATTGAAAAATCGCTATAATGATCCCGGACTAAATAAGAGGTTCATGATTGGTATTGATCGCGGCAAGATGCGCTTGTATGATCTGGAAGATTCTGCCCAAGCAGGCATTACAGATTCAGGACAGGATGATCTTCCAATATTTGAAAGCACTATTGCAGGCATTAGGTCGAGGGACTTTTCGAAGTTTGATTTTTGATGGACTTTATTAAGATATACGACAACATTGTTTCCGAGGAAAACTGCTCTGCGATCATAGATGCAGCAGAGAATATTATCGGGAGAGAAGATCCTGGTCATGGCGTGAAACAGATGCCTAATGGTGTCTCTGTTGATTGTCATTTATACGGATCTATCAATCGATTGAGAGAATTATTCGTAGAACCTTTCTGGCAATGCTGGAATGATTACAGTAAATCTTTTGATGTTACAAACAGAACTTTTCCTGAGACATTAGATGAACATTGGATTGTGGAAAAGACTCACATGGGTGAGTTTAAAGATAAACACGAACAATCTTCTGCATTTGAACGAGATAGATTTGCTGCTTGGATTTTATTCCTAAATACTATGGATACTAATGTTGAGGAATTTGTAAACCAAGACTTGACTATCAAACCCGTGACTGGAAGAATTGTTATTTTTCCTGCTTCCTTCACACATAAACACAGACAACTAGATTTACATGGTAATAGATATGTTTCGAGAGGATGGTTTCGCTATCCTGAACGAGGTGGAATTATAAAAACGTAATGGAGTTATTATGACTGAGCAAACTGAAGTACAGAATGAAGTTAATCTGAAGGTGGTTATTTCCACGCTAATCTGGACCAATTCTGGTTCTGATGATCTTCCTATGTGGAAGGCAAGTGGTGGTAAGGAGTATATCGTAGCACGTTTGGATCGCGATCCCACATGGGAAGAAGTTGCAGAACTCGTCGATCAAAAGCGGCATCTGGTCGAGACTCACGTGGAAAAGTTCCACGAAACAATGTCGGGTTGGCAAGTTTACCATGCAGAAGGTATGACACACAGCGAGTTCTTACAATATAAACTCACTGATTATGTTGAGTTCCCTGCTATCGACCTCACCAATCTAGACGAAGAAGATGGTCAACCAACATAAGCGGTTCACCCTAGTATATACTTACTACAACGAACCGCACCATTTACAAAGACAGATGCGTCAATGGGAGAAACACTATAAAACTCCCATTGACATCTTTCTTTTCGACGATGGTTCGCAGATCCATCCAGCACGTGATGTCATTAAAGACATCAAACTACCAGAAAACATCAAACTCTCGTTCTATGAGGTAACTAAAGACCTCGGATTCAATGGACATGGATGTCGTAATCTTGCAGCGCAAGAATGTAAGACTCCATGGTTAATCTATCTTGACATTGATACAGTTCTCAGAGAACAAGATCTAGAAAAATTGCAGGACTATGATCTCGATCCCAAAACGAGATATGATTTTTTTGGGAAACTGCGTGGTTCTAAGAACAGATCATGGCAGTTGAATAAGTTTGTAATTTCTAAAGATATGTATCTAGAATCAGGTGGTTATGATGAGCGAACGACCGGATGGCACACTGGTGATAGAGAGTACATGAAACGACTCGACGAAAAATACAAAAAAGAAAATTTGGATTGGACCAATCTTGACGTAGTTCGTGGCGGCAGAAACGGTAGAAAAAAAGAAGGGATTGACATTCCGATTTATGATGATGAGAATATGATTCTCTATTTCCCTCCGATGCCAAAAGAGTTGCCACCAGTTCCAACCATAAATTTCCCGTGGAAAAAAGTGTTTTAATAAATACGTTTGAGCACTTGGACGAGCACGAAGCAGATCCTAAGAATCACCTTTTATTCCGTTCGCCGGAAAACATAGAAATGGTGCGAAATTTAAGTGTCTTTTTTTATAAATAAGGCTTGACATTATCGCAGTTTCGCGGTATAATACCTTATTACGATGGAATGTTGATGCTTAAATTTAAGTCTTTTATCTCAGAAGAAAAAAAACCCGCTGCTGGCATTGCTCACATTGAGCATCCCTCTGATCGCTCGTTCGATGGTCCGGACGCAGCGAATCATGCACTTACTACTCTCCGTGGTGTTTCTGCTGGTAAGACTCCCATCACCCGCAAGATTGATGACAAGATGTCATTTCATGCCATTCGCAATCCCGATGGTTCGGTTGGTGTAAAATATAAAGGTTCGGGATCGCATTACAATTTTTCCGAAAAAGACATTGATACGCAGCACGGTCACAAACCTTATCTCGCTGGTCCCCTCAAAGCACTGCTAAATCACATCGGCAAGGTTCTCCCGAAACAACCAGGAGAATACCAAGGTGGATACATGAGCGAACCGCATACCAGAGCGATGAAGTCTGGTCAGGTTTCTCATACTCCGAACACGATCGAGTATCGCACTCCTTCTACCTCTTCCGAGGGTTAGAAACTTCGTCAGTCCAAGGTGAGTGCTGTAATTCACACTCGTCTGGTTGGTCCGCACAAGCAGGCACAACCGATCACCTCTATGGATGGTTTTGAAGAACATCCTGACTTCCATCAGGTTTCGCATGTAGTCAGCGATGAACATCGTGCGATTCATCCCGAACATAAAACCGAAGCAGACAAGCACCTCGATGCTGCTGACTATTTGATGCAGGATCATTCCTATCATCACCTCGATGGTCACGATACGCACCTTCGCACTTATATCAACCGCACTGTTTCCAGCGGCGAATCCCCCAGCGTAAAGGGTTACAAGAAGCACCTCTATGATGCTCTTCACAAGAAAGTAGAGTCAGTTAAAACCGACGCAGCAAAGCAGCGTCATGCTGAGACTCGTGATGCATCGGTTAAGCATGTGGATGCCAACAAGGCAGCATTCGAACGTTCGCTTAAAATTCACAATCACCTTCAGCAAGCAACCAATATCCTTGCTCGTTCTCTGGACAAGCATGGTGCTGGTGGTTTCAGCACTCACATCAACGATGAAGAAGCAGGTGGCGAAGGTTACGTTGCGAACGGTATAAAGATCGTGGATCGCGAAGGGTTCTCTAAGGCGAATCGCGCTCGTAGTGAAATCCTTCGTGCAAACAGAGGTAAGAAATGACTGAAGTCCACCATCATATTACGCAGGGTCGAATGAATCCTCCGCATGCTGGTCACGAGATGGTCGTAAACAGCGTTATGCGTGGTGCCGAACAGCATGGTGGTGGTCATACGATCATCCTTACTGGTTCGCATGATCCCAAGAAAAATCCTCTGAGTCCTGAGCAGAAACTGAAGCATGCTCGTCGCGCATTTCCAGGTGCGAACATTAAGGTTTCCGACAATGAAGCACCTACGCTTCTACACCATGCTGCACAGTTACATGCGCAGGGAGTAACGCACCTTCATCTTCATGTTGGTTCGGATCGCGCATCAGAATTTCATGCACTTCTCAAGAAATATAATGGCGTCGAAGGTCGCCACGGTATGTTTAACTTCAAGCACATTAAGATCCATGAAGTCGGTGGTGAGCGCAAAGAAGGTAGTGCTGGTATCGAAGGTGCGTCGGCATCAAAGATGCGTGCGCATGCCACTGCTAAGAGTCAAAAAGATTTTCATGGAATGGCACCTAGTGCTATGTCTAAAAAACACAGAGAAGAACTATATCGTGATGTTCGCAAAGGTATGCAGTTGGAAGAATCATTTTCTCTGAAAGATTTTCTAGGGGGATAAATGGCAAACTTCAATAAAAACACTCAGCAGTTCGGTCCACACGGACACGATAAAACAATCTATGAAGTGCCAATGATTGCTACCAAGGATGGTCAGGTCGTAACACACGAGAATCCTTTTCCAGTTACCGTCTCTGCGTCAAACACAAGCACTGGTTCAGATGCGTTTGGTAGAACAAGAATCTCTCAACCTCTGACATTATTTGATTCCAGTCACCGATATGCTGATAATGATAAGTGGGCAGAAGATACAACTGGAACTGCATCTTCCTCGTTCAATTCTGATCAGGGTCTCATGGATCTCACTGTAGATACTGCTAGTGGTGATGAGATTATACGCGAAACAAAAAGAGTTATGTCGTATCAACCAGGAAAATCTCTGCTGATATTAACGACATTTGTTTTTGCGTCCGCAAAAGAAAACCTCAGACAAAGAGTTGGTTACTTCAACACCGAAAATGGTATTTTCTTGGAGCAAGATGATACCACGATCAATATCGTCAAAAGAAG